ACGCTTCGCACAAAGTGGTTTTTGGATAGGCCGCACGTAATTAAACAACTTGGCAAGGGCAAGGCGAAGGCTCTTCGACAGGTTGGCGCAATGGTCTACCGCAGCGTTCAAGGCACGTTTGCTAGCGGGCGGCCAAGTCAGAATGGCACTAATCGGCAAATCGGTACGTTCAACGGACTGCCCCTTATAGAGCGAAGAAAGCGTCCAGCCAAGTCAGGCAGGATCACAAGTTGGAGGACCGCGCGTAACCCGAAGGGATTTATCCGATCCGCAATGGCATTCGCCTACGATCCTTCGTCGCAGTCGGTCCTCATCGGCCCGCGGCAAATGCAGAGCCCGTATTCGTCTACGCTGTTCCAACTGCACGAAAAGGGCGGCTCGCAGACGCAGAGGCTTTACCTCCGATTTCGCGGGCGGCCCATTCCGAGGCAAAGAGCGTTTGGCCTCAAAAGGACAGGCTCCGCATTTAATCTGGCCTACGTTGGCACGTTCATGGCCCCGCGTCCAAGAACGTCTAATTTTCTGGCGACCTCGAGGGCCAGGACGGTTCGGGTCCCGCCGTCGCGATACCAACTTGGCGGGCTGAATAAGGTCATCAATAAAATCCCAAGCAAGTTTCGTGGGCAGATCAGCGGGCCTTAGCGATTTGCCGCATTGTCTCACTGGTGATACACTTCATTTAGACCACGGAGGTGCAGGATGGCGGTTACTTACTCACTCGGCAAAAGTGCAACGATCACGGGCGTGACCAATACCGCCGTGCGCTCGGTCACCGCGACCGTCGAAGGCTCTCAGATCGATGTGACCAAGCGCGGGGACACAAGCCGGAAATTCAAGGCTGGCTTCAAGGAAGCCACAATCGAGATCGAGATGCTTGAAAGTCCACCCGGTGCTGGCGCGGAGTTGTCGATCACTCACGACGCATCTGGGATCAGCGGCCTGATGATCGTGACCTCGGTCACAAGAAATGAGCCGCTGGATGACGCTGTATCGTATAGCGTTACGTGCAAGATGAAGGAAGCACCGGCAGCATAAGGGGTATCGTTTATGGCAGTTGCTCTCGGCAAAGATGTTGTATCGTCGTACTCAGGTATCGCCAACGACGATATTCGCAACGTAACTGTCACGAATGAGACTGAAACAGCGGACGTTACTGCGCGCGGCAGCAACGGCTGGAAGGAATACGCGAAGACCTTCACGACTGAAACGGTCGAGATCGAGTGCCTTAATCACACGCTGGCAGTCGGAGATGAGGTTGGCGCTTTGGCTGTCGTGAGCATTGCCGTAAACGAGCCGCTCGACGATGTCGTGTCCTACACGATCACACTGAAGCCGCAAGAGTAGTCTTGGGGGCGTCATGGCGGTTGTCCTCGGCAAAGACTGCACGATCAGTGGCGGCGGCATAACCAATGCAATCGTCCGCAACGTGTCAGTTAACAGTTCTGCGAAAGAGATCGACACGCAGCCGTTCGGCACGCGCGTTTCCTACAAGTACGCGACGGGCAGCGAAACGACGCTCGAAGTTGATTTAGTAGAAGATCCACAGTTGTGGACTACGCTTCGCAGCGGTGCCATCGTGTCCATGGCCGGTAGCGCTGCCAACGGAGATTTCATTGTTACCGGAATTGCCAGGAATGAGCCGCTGGACGATGTTGTTACCGTCCGCGTTACGTTAAAGCAGGCACGGACACCTTAATAGGAGGATTTGTGGCGAAGGAATTCCGCGACGAGTTGGGCAGAGTGTGGACGATCCACATTTCGTGCTCTTCCCTTAAAAGAATTGCTGGGCATGCTGGCTTCGACATTGCCGACGTTGGCAACGGCAAGGCAATCGATTTGTTTGGTGGCAACACATCGCACCTACTCGACGTTCTCTGGCCGCTCGTTAAGGCCGATGCCGAGAAGAGGGGGATCGACCAAGACTCTTTTGGTGACGGGCTTCGGGGCGATGCCGTCTCCGACGCTACGGCAGTTCTTAAGGAGGAACTGCTGTCTTTTTTCCCTACTGCCCGCAGAAGGTTGCTCCATCGCCTTCTCGACCGGATGGAAAAGATCGTGGAGCAAGCGAACCAGAAGGCCGAAGAGGAAATCGACAACGTCCAGATGGCTACGGCGACTGGTGGGACCTCGCCTATCAGTGCGCTGGAATCCTCGGAATCAATCCCGATGGCTGGACCCTCCGAGAGTTAGTTGCATCGCGTGACGCCCGGCAGGAGCAGGAGTGGATGCACACCGCCTCTCTCGAGGCATTGATCGCGAACTGCAACAGGTCGAAGAACACGCCGCCATTTGACGTTTACAGTTTCCACCCATACCTAAAACGCCCACCTAGGACTGCTACCGCAGAAGAACTCCAGGCGCTGTTCGGAGGAACCAATGTCAAGCGCAGCAATTAAGGGTGGCCGCGTTGCGATTGAGATTGGCGCAGATGCCAAGAAGTTCTATGCGGCGCTAAATGCGCTGCAAGGCCGCATTCGCAACCTCGGCGCTACGCTAAACGGAATCGGCGCGAGGTTCGCCGGCTTAGGCGCTGCCATTGCTGCCCCGATGGCAATAGCCGTCAGGCAAACGGCTGCGTTCCAAGACACGATGGCGGCAGTCGGTGCAGTGACCGACGCGACGGGGGCTGACTTTGAGAAACTGAAACAGAAGGCGCTCGACCTTGGGGCGTCAACAAGTTTCACAGCGCAGCAAGTTGCGGAGGGAATGCAGGCCCTCGGCCAGGGCGGTTTCAGCGTAGACGAAACGCTTACTGGCATTGAGGGAACTCTGCTGCTTGCCCGTGCCGGAATGCTTGACCTTGGAACGGCCACGGGGATAGCGGTCGCTGTTCTCAGGTCATTCAAGATGCCAACGCAGGAGGCTGGGAAGGTCGCAGACATCCTCGCCAAGGCTGCTAACTCGTCCAACGCTACCGTCGAGGGCCTCGGAGAGGCATTGTCTACGGTTGGTGGAATTGCCTACACGGCAGGCATAAGCCTCACGGAGTTGACTGCTTCGATAGGGCTGCTTGCGGATCGTGGAATGCAGGGCAGTGAGGCTGGCACTGCAATGCGTCGTGTCCTGATTGGGCTAGCGCAAGAGCAAGGGAAACTCAAAGAACTGGGGATCGAGGTAAAAGACCCGAAGACGGGCAAGTTGAAGGAACTCAAGATCATTCTTGAGGAACTTCGCACCAAGATGGCGGGCATGGACGAGACCGACAAGATTGCCAAGTTGTCGAAGATTTTCGACGTGTTCGGGGCAAATGCGGTCATTCAGTTGATGAACGCGGGCGATGCGCTTGACACGCTCGATCAGAAACTCAAGGACTCCGAAGGGTCTGCTGCGACGGTCGCCAAGAAAATGGATGACACGCTCGGCGGTTCCTTCCGAATGTTCAGTTCGGCCGTTGAGGCGGTTTCTCTTGCCATCGGAGAATCACTGACGGCTGAACTTCGCGGCCTCCTTGCCTACTTGACTCGCATTGCAACTGGCTTGAGCAAGGCGGTGCAGGCAAACAAGGAATGGGTTGTTGCCATCGCCAAGGCGGCAGCACTCACCGCAGCCGCCGGGGCGGCGTTGATTGGGCTGGGATCGTCCCTCCAGATCGTGGCGTTTGCCGTCGGAGGGTTCTCCACTGCCCTCCGGGTTGTCTTATCGCCAGCAACCGCCGTGATCGGGCTGTCTAAGGTGCTCGTCGGCGCATTCGCATCGGTAGCCACTGCGGCGGTGGGCGCGTCTGCGGCAATATCTGCTGCGTTCGTAAGAGCCCTGGCTGGCTCGGTCGCGTTCGCGGCACGCACGACTGCCATAGCGGTCACATACGCGGCCTCTGTGGCAGCAATGGCGGCGACAACCGTTGGCTCCATGATTGCAATAACAGCAGCATGGATAGGGGCCGCCGTGGCAAGCGCTGCGGCGTGGATCGCAAACATCAAGGCAATGATCACGTATTACACGGGCGCTCTTGCGGGCATGGTCGCGATCACAATCAGTCGCGCGGGTGCAATCGCCGGGGCGTGGATCGCGCAGGCGGGCGCTGCCGTTGCGTCGTTCGTTGGGGCGGCGGCAACAGGGCTGGCGGCCTACGTGGGGAGCGTGGCGGCAGCAGCGTCGGCAACGGTCGCGAGTGCCGCGGCAATGGCAGCGGCATGGCTGGCTCCCGTGGCCCCAATCTTAGCGCTCGGAGGTGCAATCGTCGGCATCTCTGTAGCGCTTAGGTCGGCCTTCTCTTCGGGTGGAGATGTTGCTGCATCGATTGGATCGCTGTTTGGCCCACTCAAGCAAGGATTCATGGGGGTGCTGGCTGACGCCACGAAGGTGTTTTCGGACCTGTGGGGCATCGCTACGGTCACGTTTGGTGGCATTTCCGATGCCATTACGGCTGGCGATATGTCGCTGGCATTCGATGTTCTGTGGGCTGGCCTCAAGGTGGCGTGGCTGCGTGGGCAGCAAGGCGTCATGTCTTACGTGGACACGTTTGTAGAGTACCTACAGAACCGTTGGGGCGATGCGACTACGTTCATCGCACAAGCAATGGTGCGCAGCCTCGGCATGATCGAGCGGGCGTGGATAACCACATCCGGCTTGCTGTTCCAGACGTTCCAGCAGTCGATCAACAGCGTAATGAACGTATGGGACACGGCTGTCGGCGCAATTCAAAAAGCCATCGCCTACATACGCTCATTTTTTGACGATTCCGTGGACTACGAAGCGGTCAAGAAGCAGATTGACGCGGCAAACAAGGAGCGAAAGAAGGCCCGCGACAAGGACGCGGTCGATGCGAAGAGTGCGAACGAAGACAGACTCAAGGAATCCAAGGAAGTGGAGGATGGGGCCGTTGAGATTCTCACTGACGACAACGAGGCCGCGAAGGAAGATCGCCGCAAAAGGTCCGAGGACAACGCCGCACAGCGGCAGGGAGATGTTTCGACCGCACAAGGAGAACTCGGGGACGTGCGAATGAAGGCTGCTGGCGCTCGTCAGGCAGTAGACCTTGAGAAATCAATCGCGGAGGCGACAACCCCGGACGAATTGCGAGACATCCTTGCGACAGCCAGAGAACTTCGCGCGGAGGGCGCGATTTCT